AGCAGGTTAAAAGTAAAAAGGTTTTTGAATGAAATGGACATTGAATGCATTTTACAAAAACGTGGGATTCCCTAAGGTGCAGGTGTGAATCGCTGTGCGTTCCCTTTTGCTATATCGTGTACAAAGAAATGGGAAGTTCCGACGGCTCTTTAGCAAAAATAGAGGTAAAACGTTTTAAGATGAGTACTCCGAGTGAACGTACTGATTTTTAACACTTTTTTTAGGCCTTGCATAAAAAATATTCCGTCGGCATTTTCAAAATGCGGAAATTTCAATTAGCAAAAAAATGACTGTCCAAACGAGTCGGAAAAAAACACAAGAATTTTTATGAGTTTGGAATTGTTTGAGGGCGGAAACGGGGCATGAGAATTGTTGGGGAGCTTGTGGCTGTTGGGGCTGTGCGGTCTGATAGTTTTTTGTACACGAAAACACAAAAACACAGCTTTTTTAGTAGATGGGTACCTAAGAAAAAAACACGCAAAATACACAGGAAAACATCTTCGCAAAAATAGCAAAAAACAGCAAAAAAGGTTACCTATGATTTTTTCTTGTGTACTGCAGAAATCACTGTTTTGAAACGGACAGTAAATCGCGGAGAATTGCATTTTTATTATGGTTTTATTATTATTAAGTGTATGCATATACATATATAAAAAGGTGTGTTGGATGTGTACTGCAGACTAATCCTTCTAGATGTTCTATCTGTATAATGCATAATTGACCCTGTTTAACAGCCGAAGCGAGCCTGAACGTGCTGACCGTCACTTATTTTTTATTTGCAGGATTTCTACTTTTATGGACATTATTATAAAAGTATGCATTACCTAACAGACTTCAAAAGCTCGTCGGCCAGGCAGGTTTTAATAAGTTTTAGGTTAAAAATAGAATGCATTAAATTATCGGGGTATGCATACTGTCAGTGCTGCACGTTATTTTTACTACTGTCGCGCTTGCTGACAGGGCTTTCAGTGAGTGCAGTGCACTCAAGCGATTTTAAGGTACCTAGAATCGATTTTAAATGGTATGACTATGAAAACCATTAGCACGAAAAAATAGGGCTATTCCTGTGCGATCTTGCAGGCCTGTTGAGGATTTAAAAGGCAATAAAAAAGCCCGTTAGGGTTTTACCCCTAACAGGCCTTTAATTACTGCTTATTTATTACGCTGTTTTCTTTTCCAACAGCTTGATAGTACTATGTAAGCTCATAATGAGATCGTGGTCACTACTGGGTTTTAAATGCTTATCAACCAATCTTAACAGATCAATTGCGGCTTGAAAGGCCGCTTTTGCGTCCGCGAACTCGATAGCGGCGCCTTCTATTCCTGTATCATTTGCTTCTGTCATATCGCCGCTATTTTTATGATGCTGTGATATGCTTTTAGCTTTCTTCATTGCTGCTGGTACTTCCGCAGCAATTGCAGTCTTAAATGATCTAAAAGAATCCACCTTTTCCAGAACGGCTTCCACCGCTCCCCAGCCCTTGCCGCTAATTACTTGACGTGTTCCACGTTGTTCGCTCCCTACAACACCGCCGTATGCAACACGGCGCGCGTTGTTTAAGTACTGTACTCTCGCCCTTGCTACTTCCGGTAAGTCTTTGAATACTTCCTTGATATCCTGAACAAGCGAACCATACAAGGTTGTATCCTTCAAAGTACCTTCGCAGCATAGCAGCAAAGACTTAAACCCTGTCCATTCTGCGCCGCTAGCGGTGTCGCATGCTTTCGCGTTGCTGTAGTCAATCAGAATTAAATCATGAAGATTGACTGGTTCTGCTTTGGCTTTCCGGCCTTTGCTTGCTTTAGTTTCTTTAGTCGCTACGTTCGGAAGCAATGCATTCAATATAGTACTCATTTCGATATCTCCAAGTTAATTAAGTAATTAATATGCTATTCGATTGAATAGCTTAAAGGATTCGCTATTGCTGCAAGCCCTTCAAGATATGCCCTCATTACAAGGGCATAGCATTACATCATAGTTTTGTTGCTCGTTCTATCTTATCGCTAATCATGCTGAAGTTTGCCTTAATCTCATTCGCGATATGAATAGCGCCTGATATGGTTGGAATCATTACAATCAGGGTGATACTGATAGCTATTAATAAGTGTTTCATGTTGTTCGCCTCTTAGTTAATTAATAAATTTACAGCATGTGAGAAGTATAACTGAATCGGGTCATTCTGTCAAGTTAGCATCGCGTGAGTTCGCGCACTCAGCGGCCTTTCAGGGCTATAAAAGCATTCTTTTTATGGGAATTGAGAGGGGGGAGGGGGCTGTGCGGGGGAAGGGTAGGGTCTTTCTATAGGTAAAGCCCGTACAGCCCAATAAGAAACTCAAGTGTCTGCAGCAATCATAAGAAACTCAAGTGTCTGCAGTAAACTTAAGATTTTATGCAGCAATCATAAGACCTGACAGCCCGATAAGAAACTTAAGTGTCTGCAGTAAATTAAGTGTCTGCAGCAATCATAAGACCTGACAGCCCAATAAGAAACTTAAGTGTCTGCTGAGACCACCTAAGTTATTAAAAGACTTGTATTTATACCTGCTTTTCTAGCTTTACATGGGGTGTATTGTGCTTTAGGATACGCTCAAGGAGGTAGCAAATGAGAATTAAGTATTGCCCTGGTACGGATACACAGACGAAACATGGCCTGGAGGCTACAGAAGAAAATTTCGGACGTCATAGTTCTAGGCCTGATGGGTTGCAAGCGTATTGTAAAGCGTGTCAAGCTTACAAGAAGAAACAGAATGCATTGAAGAAGCAGCAATACGTTGCTAAGTTAGAGAATTGGATACGAAGAAAACGTAAAGAGGAGCGAGAAGCTGATGGATCTGCTAGATGATTTTGACGGCGATGATTTCGTGGATAGCGGTGGAGTAGCCACCATAACCAAAAAAGATAAGATGCATTCCCGCAAACAAGGTAAATGCATAGCTCCTCCTGGTAGCAAGCATCCTAGAGATGAATTGATAGAGGATTTAACCAATCCTGATTTGGGAGGTTCTGAAGGGGGTGGAAAGTCATTAAGTACGTTTGGATGCAGGGATTATGGCGATGTGGCTTATTTAGGTACAAAAATAGAGAACCCTGCAGAACTTTCATTTCCTTTCACCCTTCCTATCGAGGTAGCTCTTAATGAGTATCCTGTTAGTGAGATATGTGGTGCGTACAACATTTCGATGGAACAGTATGCCTTGATAAGTAAGTCGGATGCATTCGTAGCGGCCTTGGAATCTGCTAAGAGTATGTTATCCAAGGAAGGCATGTCGTTTAAAGTAAAAGCAAAATTACAGGCAGAAAGTCTGCTAACGACCTCATGGGGCATAATCCATGATATTCGAACACCGCACAACGTAAGAGCAGACTTGATAAAATCAACGATCAGATGGGCTGGATATGAGGCTCCCGATGCGCAAGTGGGCGTTGGGGCCGGTTTTTCTATCAATATCAACTTCAGTAGGGAAGATAATACGAGCAGCCACCGCAGCGACAGACACGACACGCGAGGAATTTTAATTGACCATGAATAGCAGTAACACCGCAGCGAAAAGCGCAGGTATCTCCGCAGATGTTGATTACACGCCACCGGCTACCATAGAGGACTTCATTCGGGCGTATCTGCCAAATGAATTATTCTATGCATTCATCATTGGCCCTTTTGGGCCTGTTTCAGGAGATACTGAATATCTGACACCTTCTGGGTGGAAGCCGATAAATAAGTACACACCTGGAGAAAAAATAGCGCAATGGACTCCGGATGAATTGGGAGACCCTAAGAATGGAAAGGTAGAATTCGTAGATCCTGACGATTATATAGTTACGGAAGCTACGGAATTTATTCATTTCAAGAGCAAGAAGAGTCTGTCCATGATGTTATCACCTAATCATCGAGTACCGTTGTATGGATGGGATGGAAAATTCAAAGTAGTGACTGCGGCAGAGGCAGCAGCCAAGCCTTCAAGATGTGTAGTGCCGACGGCTTTTGTAGTAGATCGTCCAGGAACGGGAATGTCAGAAGCCTTGCTGCGATTAGGGGTAGCGATAAATGCGGACGGACACTTTCCGCCACGCAGCAAGAAATGCATTATTACGGTAAGGAAAGAGAGGAAGAAGCAGAGAATACGTTACTTACTTGACAGTCTAGCCGTCAACTACGATGAAAGAACTGCAGAGTCTAACAGACCAACAGAGACGAGATTCCTATTCGAGAGTCCATATGTTGGCAAGCGTTTCGACGGAATTTGGTGGAATGCATCTACCAAAGAGCTAGAAATTATTCTTGCAGAGGTTATCTTTTGGGATGGTGCGTATGAAAGCGATGAGCAAGTGTACTTTTCTACAAGCAAGTCGGATGCTGATTTTATTCAGTATGCTGCACATGCTGTAGGAGGGAGAGCGTCTATATCGAAGAATGTAGATAAAAGGAATGATGCATGGTCTCCCGTGTATGTCGTGAGGATTGCGAAGCCTGCGTCTCAGAAGTCAAACGTAATGCTAAGAAAAGATGTAGTAGATATTGAGAGGATGCTTGCTGTGGGGAGTAAGCAGTATTGCTTTTCTACGAAATCGAGTTTCTTTTTAGCAAGGCATGCGGATAGGATATTCGTCACAGGGAATAGTGGCAAGACGACCGGAATGTTGTTTAAGATAGCCTACATGGCTGCTTTGCAAGAGAAAGATCCTCGTGATGGCATACGCAGAACTAGGGTAGTGGTTGTTAGGAATACAGCCACACAGTTAAGGGATACGACGCTATCTAGCTGGAACTATTGGTTTAAGGACGGGCAGGCAGGTAAGTGGTTAGCCACGAAGATGACTTTTATACTCAAATTCGGGGATGTGGAATGCGAGGTGATGTTTCGTGCGTTAGATACAGAGGATGACGTTGCAAGGGTGCTTTCCTTGGAGGTAACGTTTGCAGTACTTGACGAGTTTGTGCAGATTCCTGGAAAAATAATCGAGGCATTATCTGGTCGATGTGGCAGGTATCCTCCGAAGAAAGATGGCGGGGCTACGAATTTCGGCATGTGGGGAGCAAGTAATCCTGGAGAAGAAGGTACCTGGTGGTACAAGTTATTGGTAGAGAACCCGCCGGACAATGTATTTTATTTTCATCAGCCGAGTGGGCTGTCCAAGAGTGCTGAGAATTTGGAAAATTTGCCAAATAATTACTACAAGAATCTGTTAGCTGGTAAATCGAATGCATGGATTAAGCAATTCGTAGAAGCGGAGTGGGGCTATACCATAAGCGGCCAGCCAGTGGTTCCAACCTTTTCAAGGGAGTTACATGTAAGTAGATATGCATTAACTGCGAATAGGAATTTGGAGCTGGTGATTGGGTATGATCCTGGATTAGCAGGGAGTGCTCTAATCGTAGGACAGCAGGATTTGCACGGGAGATTGTTGGTGTTCGATGAGATCATTCTGCAGAACTATGGAACGGAGCGCATGATTAGAGATAAGTTACTACCGTTGCTGAAGCATAAGTACGATCAGTTTGAAGTGGTTATTGCTCCAGATCCTGCAGCAAATTCGAGGAGCATGAGTAACGAGACATCGATCGTGCAGATACTGAAGGATCATCGATGGCAGAAGCATTGGCGGGTGAAGGTAGATGATACAAATTTGTTAGCGCCCAGGTTAGAAGCGATCGAGCATTATACGACGAGGATAACGGAGATGGGGCCTGCGTTGCTTGTAGACCCTAATTGCAAGGTGTTGATACGAGCGCTGTCGGGAGGGTGGAGGTATGAAAAGACAGGAAACGGGATAGAGAAATCAATGCCGGAGAAGAATGAGTTTTCACATCCTGGCGATGGGTTTGGATACTTATGTCGTTACCATGTAAGATATGATAGAGGTAATGTGAGGAGGAGTAGGCGAGATGCGTTTATTCCGCCGATGTTTAATAATCCGTATATCGGTCGATAGGGGATACTATGTTAGATGATGGCAGCAGGGTAGGTGGGGCGGAAGTGGAGGATATCACTGTTGGGGAAGCAAGTGGTGAAGAGATTGTTGTTCCGAAGCTTAACGATGAAGGGGTTGCAGCGCTTGGAATAGCGTTGAGATCCAAGTTCGAGGCGTACAAGAAAGACAGGCTGTTGTATGAGCAGCAGTGGCTGAAGAACAATAGGCAGATATCTGGTGAGTACGATCCTGAGCTTAAGAAGGCGATTGGCAACAGGTCGTTGGCGTACCCGAAATTAACGAGAGTGAAATGCATATCTACACTTTCTCGGCTGATGAATTTGCTCTTCACGGCAGGGGAGAAGAACTACGAGATTGCAGCATCACCTGTACCAGACTTAGAGACAGAGGATCTGGATGATGTACTGAAAACACTTGCAGTGAATGCATCGGGAGAGGAGGTTGAGGAGGCGATAAAGAATTTTGCCAAGGCGAGGGCAAAGCGGTTGGAGTTGGAGATTGATGACCAACTGCAGGAACTTGGAGGCGATAAGAGTCTTTCTTACGTAGCGTTGTGTCGTAAGGTGATAATGAGTGGTATAAGGTATGGGATCGGGGTATTGGAGGGGCCGTTTGCAACACAGCACATATCCAGGACGTGGACGAGAGATTCGGATGGGGCGTTGGTGGCGACGAAGGTGGAGAAGTACAGACCGATGTTTGACTTTGTACCATTGTGGGACTATTACCCTGATTTGAGTGCGAAGTACTTGCATCAGATGGAAGGGCGGTTCAGAAGGATCGTCATGACTAAGAGTGCGCTGAGCGATTTGAAGGAGCAAATGAAGTCCATAGTGCTCGATGATAAGATTGATGCAGTCATTAAGAAATATCCAGATGGGAACTATACTCCGCAGACATTTGAGACAGAATTGAAATCGGAGGGGAGTCAGTCGGCGACGAGAACAGAGTCGCGGGGCAAGTATGAGGTTATGCGATGGGTTGGTAACGTGTCCGCGATGGCGATGAGGAGGGCAGGGATAGAAATACCGGAAGGGCGGGATACAGATGATGTTCTGATCCACGCGATGTTTGTGGACAATATAATCATTATGCTGCAGATAGACCCGTGGTCGAGTGTTATGAACGGCGAGACGGTGCAGATGTTCCACCATTTCGTCTTTGAGGAAAGTGAGTCGAGTGTACTAGGTGAAGGACTGCCAGAGATTGTCAGAGATAGCCAATTGGGAGTCTGTGCGGCTGCTCGTTTGATTTTGGATAATGCATCAGTAATGCGCAATTTTGAGGTTAACAGGGAGTTGCTAGTCCCAGGGCAGGATATTTCTACGATTTCTACGGATAAGTGTTGGTATAGGGAAGATGGGCCAGCAACGGCGCATATACCTGCTCTAAGAGTAGTAGAGCTGCCAACGAATCTGCCAGAACTGATGAATATTATGAGGGTTTTTAAGGATTTGGCAGATGAGGAGACTTTTGTCAGTGCTGCCACGGGAGGAGATATTCAAAAAGGGCCATCAGAACCGTTCAGAACTGCAGCAGGAGCTTCAATGTTGCATGGTATGGCTGCACTACCCTTCAAAGATGTTGTGCGCAATTTCGACATGTTTACGGAGTCTGTGCTAGGTGCCATGATAACTTTCAATAAGGCGTTTAATAAACATATTGAGGGTATAAGAGGTGATTTCAGACCTGTAGCGAGAGGTGCAACTAGTCTGATAGCCAAAGAAGTACTTGGAGTGCAGTTGGATAATTTCGCTACAACGCTCACGGATGAGGAGAAAAAGTACGTTAAGTTCAGAAACTTAGCGGCTGCGAGGGTCAAAGTTCGAGATTTGGACGATGAAAGTGTGATTGTTAGTGAGCGCGAGGCTAAACAGATTGACGAAGCTGAGCAACAAGCTCTGGCTAAGCAACAAGCGCAACAAGATGAGATGCTGAGAGCAGAAATACGTAAGGTTCTGGGGGATGCATTTAAGTCAGTTGCGTTGGCTAACAAGAACATGGCTGCGGCGGAAGCACAGTCGGTAGAGGTGGTGTTGAATGCAATGGAGCAAGGAATAAACGCTGCAGAATTAACAGGAAAAGGAGGTGGTGATGGACAAGGGAATACAGGAGGAGCTGCAGGAGGTCAACAGGCGACTGCAGATACTAATGAAAGACCCGCAGCAATCGGAGTTGGCGCAGTTGCTGGCCAAGAAGATGTCGTTGGAAGCGGAGAGGGTGCTCAAGGAGCTGTCCCAGGGGGCGGACTCGCATAGCAATACGTTGTTTTCAAGAGGTGCTGAGTTTGCTCTGATTCAGAAGTGGCACACAGAGCTTCTCAGATTGCCGTTAAAAATAGAAATGAGACTAAAAATAAAGGATGAATGATGAACGAAGATGATTTGAATACTGGAGGTGTGGCAGATGGAGCTGATCCATTTGATAGTGCGTTTGATAGCTTCGTTAAGGGGCAAGTACCGGAAGAAGAACAAGGAACGGCTGGTTCAGGAGACTCGGTGGACACTGGAGAATCTCAGGAAGGCAGCGAGGCAAGCGAAGAGGGAAGTGGAGAAGTCGGGAATGTAGAGGACAATTCTGGAGGAAGTGAAGATGAGAATACTCAAGGCGAGCAGCCTGCTCAAGGTAGTGAAACTGGTGAAAACACCGAAAGTAAGTCTGATACTAAAACTTCTGAGAAGAGGGTCGAGGATGATCCGGTAGCAAGACGGATTCAATTGCTTGAGGATGAATTAGCAAAATTGAAATCGACGAACACACCTCAAGCATCTGTGAAGGAAGAAACAACACCGGAAGAACCTGTGTATTCTTCGGATGAAATGGAGAGCCTTAAGAAGTATAAGGATGAGTGGGGAGAAGTAATGAAAGGGGAAGCGCTTATTCGTAGAGGCGAATATAAAGAGCTTACGGAATATATCTTCAATCAAGTATTTGAAGCGATATCACCACTGATTAGGTATGTGCAGGATCGCAGTCCGAGAGATCAGTACAGAGACTTAAAGTCTGAAATTGAGGATTATGATGATGTGAGAGATAAAGCTGTTGATTGGGTTAAAACTCAGCCAGCATTCTTGCAAGCGACGTATAACGAAGTCATAGAGAAAGGTAGTGTAGAGCAGGTGGCAGAGCTTATCCGGCACTTCAAGGAGACTACAAACTATGGGAAAACAGCACCTGCACAAACTGCAGCAAAGCCAGATGTTCGTAAGGTCGAGAAGAAGGCAGACCCAGATGTTAAGCGAGCAGCCAATGCACTTAAGCTCGTACAAACAAAGCAGAGCAACAAAGCAGGAGCTACCGATCCTAACGACTTCGATAGCGCGTTTGATGAATTTGCAAAAGTGAAGTAGATAATTGCCTCAAATCGATTGTTTTAAAAGTACTTTTATGTGTAGAATCGTAGTATGCGGTAGAAGTAATATGCATTTCTAGTACGACGCCAATACAAGCTGGCTGTACGATTAGGGTTGATAAACAAATTATCATTAACTAGGAGATTAATATGGTAGCAACAGTTTATGGAGATATTAGTCCTCGTACAGCGGCTTGGGCCGTGACAGAGTTGTTAAAACGAGGCATGCCTTTTTTATTGCTTGAGAAGTTTGGTCAAGCGTTCGTAATGCCTACGAAGGCTACTAAAGTAGCTAAGTGGAGACGTTACTTCTTATCAGGTTCTACAGGTGCTGCCGGTGATGGCAACCCTGCAAGCAACTATTACATTCCACTAGCAACTACACCTTTAATTGAAGGTGTTACGCCGAGTGGTAAAAAACTAGTCAATCAAGACTATACCTCTACATTGGATCAGTATGGTGATTATGTAACCATTACTGATGTGGTTGAAGATACTCATGAAGATCCAGTGTTAGCGCAAGCTACTGAAGTATTAGGTGAGTCGGCTGCTATTACAATCGAAACAGTACGTTTTAACGTAGTTAAAGCAGGTACAAACGTTGTGTACAACAACGGTGCTAACCGTGCTGCAGTTAATACAGCGATTACATTGGCAAAACAACGTCAAGTTACTACCGCGTTTGCTCGTCAAAATGCGCGTAAGATCGCTAACCAAGTTATGTCTACTCCTAACTACAATACTCAACCAATGGAGGCATCTTACTTTGCGTTGTGCCATCCAGACCTGGAAACAGATATTCGTAATTTGGCTGGTTACATCAATCCAAAACAGTATGGCACAGTCACTCCTTACGAAAGTGAGATTGGTAACGTGGATCAAGTACGTTATTTGACCTCAACAATCTATGAGCCGTGGGCAGATGCTGGCGGTGCTAAAGGTGCGATGAGATCTACAAGTGGTACAAGTGCTGACGTGTATCCGGTAATTTACTTGGCGAGAGATGCATTTGGTATTGTTAGCTTGAAAGGTAAGAATTCTCTCCAACCTATGGTTGTTAACCCAAGACCTGCTCCTGGAGATCCTTTGGCGCAACGTGGAACTGTTGGCTGGAAAACATACAATGCTACAGTAATCCTTAACGATGCTTGGTTGTGTCGTTTGGAATGTGCTGCTACAGCTTAATAGTTTAATTTAATAGCCTTAAATTAGGAGATTGAAATGGCATTTACTACAAATACACAGACGAACGCTGATGGTGTTCTGAAACGTGCTCAGGGTGTAATCGTGTCTGATGGTGGCGCTGCTGCAGCGCTTACTATTACGTTAGGATTTGCTCCTACGCATATTAATTTTCAAAACGTGACTGATCGTATTGGGGATGAATGGTTTACTGGGATGACTTCTGGTAATTCTATTCATACCATTGCTGCCGGTACTCGTACTCTGGAAACGACGAATGGTATTACCGTTAGTGGAAATACATTTAGTTTGACCGCGACTACAATGGCGGCGAGCAAAACATTTGTTTGGCAAGCTGAGGGGTAATTAAATGAGACGTATCGTAAGTATAGAATCTGAGAAAGGCGGTTTTGTTGTCGAGGTTTTTGATCAGAAACAAGAAGCTGAGAATAACAAACCGGCGAAGAGTAGAGATGCGGTTACATACAAAGATCCGTACAAACGATACGTCTTTAAGAATTCTGAAGTATCGAATATGGTTGAGTTTGTAGAAAAGGCGATCGAACTGTATAAACCGGAGAAAGAGGTGAGTACTGAGTTTGATAAAGCTTTCGAGGAATTTTCTATGGAGGAAAAGGATGACTGAGCAAGTAGGTGATGAATGGGAAGATCAAGATGTGGCAGATTTAGTCGAGACAAATAAGATTATTGACGAGCCTATCCAGCGTAAAAAGACTGCAAATGTTAAGAGCACAGAAAAACGTGTTCGAATCATACTGGAAGAGAACGATGAGATACCTCCGACAGGTCAGTTTATTGGGCATAACGGGGTAAGTTATATTCTGCAGCCTGGCAAGGAAGCGTCAGTACCAGCTAAGCTATTGAATGTGCTTAACGATGCCATTAAATCTATTCCGATTACTGATGGGTCTAACACAGTAATTGGGTATAAAGATAAATTACGGTTTCCTTACAGAGTGCTAGGACAGGCGGTTTAATATGAACCTGAAAGAGCAGTTAGATGAGTTAAGGTATAGGTTGCTGAGAGATACTAGCAATATTATTGCTGGGTATAAGAAGGACTTTTTGTACTCTGACGATCAACTGCTCCGGTACATCCGAGAGGCGGAGTATAAATTCGCAAGAGAAACGCATATTCTGCAAGATAGTGTATCGCCACTGCTCACGCAGGTAATACTTAAGACGGGCGTGTCTGTGTATGAGCTTAACTGCGCGGTATTTGAAGTGGTTAGCGCAAGGTATGACACATGCATTACTGACCTTACTCGTACTGGCCATTTCGAGCTTTACAATCGGAGTACAGGAGAAGATACATTTGATTTGTACACTGTATCAAATCAGACTCAAGATACTGGAGCACCAATGGCGTTTTCTACTGATGAAGGTTCTGTAGGGAAGAATTTTGGAGCATCCGTGAATCTTAAGGTTTACCCTACACCCTCAGCAACTGAAGATGGAAATAAGGTGTATTTGAGGGTTTGCAGGTTGCCTATGAGGTCTTATGGGGTTGATAAGATGGAGTCTAGTGCTTGTGAGTTTCCTCTCGACTATCAGTTAGATGTACTTTCTTGGGCGGCTTTCAGGGCTTTGGAAGGTCTCGATGCAGATAAAGGTGCTCCAATACCTGCAGAGAAGCACCGATTAAATTTCGAGGCTGCAGTAGCAGATGCTAAAAAGAAACTGCATAGACAGATGCATGCGCCTATGCGGATTGGGTATGGTGGCGCTGGGCTTTCCTGGAGATAAGAATGGAATTCTCGATTAGTGAGTTCGCGGGGATTAGAAACACTGTCTACCCAGAGAGACTTAATGACGGGTTTAAATTTGATAATCCAGGATTTCAACGGGAGATACCTCCTGCGGATTTAACAGTAGCTGAAAATGTTGATTTTGATGACAGTGGGTATCTGGTAAGCAGGGAAGGTCTGGAGTTTAAGGTAGCTGGAGATTTTCATTCTCTGTGGTCTGATGGTACTACGGCATTGGTTGTCCAAGATAAGGTTTTAAAGAATCTTTCTACTGATTTCACACTCACTAGTTTAGCGACGGTACAGAGTGATAGTCTGTGCTACTTGTCATTAAATAACGTTATTTACTGGTCTGATGGTGTTGCGGCTACAGGCGTGATTGAGAATGGCGTCAATCGGAGTTGGGGGTTAGCCATACCGCAGATACAGTCCATAACTAGAGTCCCTGGAGAATTGTTTGCGGGGAGATATTTGATAGCAATCTCTTATGAGCGGGAGGATGGGCAGGAGAGTGGTGTGGCTATGCCTGTCTTGATGACTGCAGAAGTAGGTGGAGGTTTTCGAGTAACCTGGGATATAGATGCAATCCCTTCAGATGTGGGGAGAGTGATCCTGTATGCTTCTGATGCTAATGGGGAACAGTTATTTAGGATAGGTAGCGTAGCGTCTGGCGTAGGCTATATCGAGCTGAGATCGAGTCTTTTAAAGAGCAATGCATTGAGAACGAAGTATCTTGAGAGACCTCCGGCATGTAGTGATATAACGTATTTCAACGGGCGGATCTACATGGCTGTAGGGGCGAACATAATTGCAACATTGCCATTTGGGTACGAGTTAGTGGATATGCTCGATTTTATATCTGTGGACGGGACTCCGATAACAATGTTGCGGGCAGTGGAGAATGGTATTTTTGTAGGTACGCAGAAGGGGATAACTTTTCTCGGAGGTAAAGATCTTAAAGATTTTACATCTACTTTAGTTAGGGAGTCTCCGGTAGTTAAAGGATCTGCAGTATACGCAGATGGAATGAAGGTTACAGGAAAGAAAGAGTTATCTGGGTTGAATGTTGTCTTATTCACTACAGAGGATAGCATAATGGCAGGACTCCCTGATGGGGACTTATTTAACTTTACACATGACAGATATAGGTTTTCTGGAGGTAGTCAGGCTGCGGCTGCTTTCATAGATACTAATGTTAAGCATCAGTATTTGGTAGTGCAGCAAATCAATTAAGGAGCGATTATGACAGCAAGAATTAGTACAGGGCTTAGAAACTTTCTAGCAGAATCAGGTAGTGTGAAAGACGCTTTGCATGGTGGCAAGATTTATGTGTATTCAGGGTCTCAGCCAACTACAGCAGATGCGGCTCCAACAGGTACGTTGTTGTGCATATTTACAGATGCATCTGGGGCACATACAAATGAAGTAGCTGCTACAGGTACAGTTACGTTAACTGGCGGTGGGTCAGGATCAGTCAATTCATTAACTGTTGACGGCATTGCTTTGTTAGATGCAGCAGTTAATTTTAATACGTCCTTGACTCAGACAGCGGCAGATGTTGTCACAGCGATTAACGCGACTCAGAGCAACCCTGATTACATGGCATCGTCTTCAGGTGCAGTGATAACAATTACGGCACGTCGAGGCACAGGGGCTGAGGCAAATGGTCTTGTAGTTGCATCTACGACTACAACAATTACTAAAACAGATGTCAATATGTCTGGTGGTGTGAGTTCTGCTAATGGGCTTAAATTTCAGCAATCGGCTAGTGGCATTCTTTCCAAACTGGCAAGTCAAACATGGTCTGGAGTTGCGTCAGCAACTGGTACGGCTGGATGGTTTAGATTTGTTGGCCCGATAGCGGATACAGAAGCTTTGGATTCTGCAGGTACACAGATCCGTCTGGATGGTGCGGTGAGTACAAGCGGACAGCAACTCAATTTTAGTAGCACGTCGTTCACTGTTTCGGGCACACAAACAATCACTTCTTTTGATATTACAGTTCCAGCTAGCTAATTATGGCAGGTGACGCTTCTTTCGAGATATTCTCTGTAATAACAGTATTTGGAGTTGGTTATACAGAGATTATTGGAGCTTCAGATGAGTCTGCGCCATTACTGGTAGCTTTACAGGTATCTGGTGTAGGGGTAACTGCATCGGCTGGAACAGGAGTCGTGCAGATTCCTATGTTTAAGGTGGCTGCTGGGGGGCAGGGTGTCACTGTAAGTCTTGGAGCACTTGATGTTTCTGGTCAAGGTATAGCGGGGGAGGTAGGAGACTCTGCATCAGGGGGCATAGCTCTTAGTACTACGATTCAACCTGTAGGATTGGGAATAGCAGGAAGAGTTGGAAGGGGGTCTATTAGTCTTGGGGGTCTCGATGTATGGGCAAATTCGCACGATAATTTAAGTGAGTTAGCTCCTGTAGACGTAACGGCTCAAGGGTCTGTGGGTTATGTAGGTACGTTAGAGATTGAGTTCCAGCCTTTCGGAGTTGAGGGATCTGGAAAAACCGAGATTCTTGGAAGAGGTACGATTAATCTAGGTTCTGTCTTTGTATCTGGACAGGGTTTGAGAGAATCGGAGGGAATTGGGTCTGTCGGACTAAGAAGATTAATTGTATCTGGCAATGGATTGGTAGGAAGAGTAGGGTCTGGCTCGATAGAAATACCTTTCCTAGATATCGAGAGTGCTGGATCAGCCAAGGTAATAGGGTCTGCGTATGTAGAAATCTACCCTCTGCAAGTTGATGGATTTGGCGAGACTGAAATACTCGCTCCAGTCTTTAGAACTATTACGCTAAACACAAGAATAAACGCAGCGAGTGAGTACACTAACTTCGGATTTAACAGTATGTGTGTCTTCAATGGAATGCATTTAGTTGCGTCTGAGGCAGGTATATATGCTGTTGCTGGGGACACGGATGATGGTGTTGCGATAACTTCCAGGGTTAAAAGTGGTATAACTGATTTGGATTCGACTGAGTATAAGCGGATATCTCAGTTGTATATTCATGGGACGATGGATAGCGGGCTTACATTGTCCTTGACGACGGAAGATGGGGAAGAGAGAAAGTATAGAGTGACCCAGGAGAATGAGAGGGTTAAGGTACTTAGATTTCTTACTGGTAGAGGCGTGTACTCAAGAAATTGGCAGTGGGGTTTGGAAGGGAGATTTAAGGTAGAGCAGTTAGCGATGGAGGTGGAACCGCTTCCACGGAGGATTCGATGACTTCTAAGTCTTTAGTAATTGATAGTTCAATAGAGACAGGGCCAGTCAACTTCACGTTTTTAAATAATCGAGAAGAAGCTAAAAAGCATATGTACGATGCTAGAAAATTTCTGGCATCTGTTAAATTAAAGTACGGTGTGTACGATAGGATAGCTGCTGGAGATCCTGGTGGATTCTTCCATGAGAGCATCGATCTACCGGATGGCACGAGAATATCAGTATCTACAAACGATGGTGTAGACACAGCCGTAATTGCAGCGCCTTCAAGGGTTATAGAGAAGGAAGAGAAGGAGGAAGAGGTTGAGTTTAATCCGACCATTGGAAGTGATTTCTTTGTTGGGATTAGGTACATATCTGGAGGGATGCCTGTAAAGCCCAGAAGTGGGTATTCAACTGTAGAGTCTGACGCGCATTACGCCAGGAGACATGTAGTACCTCATTTATGCCTGTGGGTGCCTGAGAGAAAAAAGGATGGCAGTGATGAGCGACTGATTGTATCAAACAGAAATACCTTGCTTGGGATTAATGTAGAGGACTCGGAACAGTTTGCTACAGGAGGGTTTGTTAGCAGACCTCATTACGAAGATGAGAAACAGTTTCCTATAGGGATATTTAAGTCAGATACGTGGGTGGTGAAAGAAGGTGTGCAGGAGGGAGATATCTTCTGGGATGTACTAATAACGCACACATCAAGACCACCACAAGGTAATTATGATGTAAAAGCATGCATTGTGGGAGGTGATTGTTTAGTGACAACACCTGCAGAGTTTGAACTGGTGATGGCTCTTGGACATTTATATGTTAGCAAGAAATTCACTATAGCAGAATTTTCCGCTTCTACGAGACTTATCATGCCGAGAGGGTTTTTCTGGGTATCTGATACTGGTGGTGGAAAGGAAGAT